TCCTCCTCCATTTCGCAGAGTACCAGAAATACTTCAGATTTCAAATCCGCTTGAAGTTCGACTGGCTGCATCTTTTCAAATGCCTCATTTACTGATTTTGATTTCCAAAACTCAGTTATGATTTTATCCCTTGACATTTGATTTTTTCACTGCTTAACCACTGCAAATGTATCTCCTTTAAAAACTCTTTGTATCTTTTTTTATCTCCAAATTTCTCATGGCATTTCCTGCATACTGCCATCAAATTATAAATATTCTCCGGCTCTTTAGTTCCACCCATTCCTCTGCATTCAATATGATGAATATCTACTGCCTGGTGTCCGCATACCTCGCAGGGTATAAAATCAGACTGATCAAAGCCAAAGTACGTTAAATATAATTTAGTATGCTTTTTCAAATGGTTTTCCGTTTAACTTAATTTCTATACTCGGATCTAATGCAATCATTCTGTTTACTATTACATCGCAATACTTCGGATCAAGTTCCATACCATAGCATTTGCGTTTAAGTTGATGTGAAGCTACCATTGTTGTACCAGAACCCATAAACATATCTAATACAGATTTAGCAAAATCCATTTTTGATATAACCCATTCTGGAAATGCCATTGGGAAAGTAGCTTTATGTACTGATGCAAATTCATTTTGGCTTGCATTTACTGTTTCTATTACATTTGGATATTTACCTTGCCACGAACAAGGAAAACCTCTTGTTTTATTATTATAACTAAAACAAAAAACATATTCCCATTTAGTATTAAAAGCACCTTTAACTATATTAGGTGGACATTGTGATTTATTCCAAATAAGCACATCTTTTAATTGTTCTTTTAATCTGTATTGATAATCTATTAGTACCATTTTATTTTGTGCTAACATCTGTATATTTACAAATGAATAATCAGCATTTATTAATGTATTATTTGTAAAATCATAAAGAAATTCTAAATACTTATCATCATCCATTTCATCACTATTATCCTGATATTTATTATCAAATCCTTTTACTCTACCATTTAAATGACTATTTTTTGCTGCATTATATGGAGGACTTGTAAATGCAATATCAGCCTTTTGCCCATCCATCAACCTTGCAACCTGATCTGAATCAGTTGAATCACCGCAAAGCAACCTATGCTCACCTATCTCATATAAATCCCCTAAAACAGTTATAGGTATTTCTGGAGGCGTAGTATCAAAGTCATCTTCTTCAGCTTCTAATACTTCTGTATCAAAATTAGGAACATCCAAACCCCAGTCAGTTAATTTATCCGCATCCCATTCATTAGCCAACTGATCCCAATCCCATTCGCCAAAGCCTACGTTATCCTTAATCAAAAATTCATCCCTTTGTTCCTGCGTCCAATCATCAGCCAAAACAATCGGTAATTCCTTTAAGCCTACTTCCTGAGCAGCCTTTAATCTCATGTTACCTCCGAGCACTACGTACTTATGATCAACATCCGTAAAGCATACCAGAGGTCGCTTTTCTAACATCTCCGGAAACTCTCTGATTGATTGAACTAACTTTTTAAATTTATTATCCTTTATTATTCTGGGATTCTTTGAGTTAGCTTTTATTTCTGAGATTTTTACTTTCATCTGGTATTTTTTTTGTAAAGGTATTAAATTTCTATAATATCAATTTTGTAAATTGCTTTGATCAATTTTTTCTTTAATCTATATACTGGCAATTTCTTTGTCATTTCAGACTTAACATCAATAACCTCCAGGACTACTCCTCCCTTATAAGTAACAAAATCGGCTTTATAAAAACCGATCTTTATGCCATTAACTATTAAGTCATACTTTACTTGCATCTGAAAACTATCAATTAACTTAGCTTTTTGCTTTAGCTTCAGGATCCCATAATACGCAGCTTCCTTTTTAGAATCAAAGGTTATTCCGTTTACTACTGTCTTTATGTTTTTATATTTCATTTTAAATAGCTAAAAATATGTGCAATCACATCAACTGTCCATCCGTTGCCCAACATCTTATATCTCTGGCTATCGCTTACATGGTTTGTGTAATTATCTTTTACTGTTTGTAATCGTTCGCATTCTAAAGGGGTCAGGCGTCGAATGTTTGATTTATATTCTACTGCATTAGTATTTCCAGTATCTAAGCAGTAAGTTTTACCATCTGTTCTGCTTAAATGCCCTGTGCCTCCTTTTCCAGTAGTTGAACTTCTTGGCATTGTGTTATGTACTATTAAATCCATATCTGAATGATTGCCATGACCATGACCTCCAACGCTTAATGAAGATGCTTTATCTTGATGATTTTTAACATTGCCCTGCCTATCTATTTTTACTAAATCATCAACTCCCTTACCGCCAATTTTTAGACAATTTGATTTTTCATTTTTGTTTGGAATATTAGGAGTAAATTGATGATTTGTTTTTATCCTATCAAAAATAAATGATGTGTCTTTTAAAAAATACTTATCATCAACTTTATACTCTAAAACATCCTTTAACAAAATGCCTTTATCCTTTGGCTTTCTAATAATAGAAACTAAATCACCAAACAATCCACCCGGTTGCATACCAATATTAGTCCAGTAAATTCGTTTTCTATTCTGGGCAGATACTAAAGCAGAGTTTATATGTATGCCATTTACTCCTATTGCTTTGCTTAATACCTTTTCCCATTTATCGCCCATTTCTACATTTTCAAGTAAAAAATATTTTGGCTTACATTCATTTAGTAATCTCATAAACTCCCAGAACAGATAAGACTGCCCTTCAAACTCATAGCCATCTGCTTTTAATTCCAAATAGTGTTCTAAGGTTAATATCTCGGTTTCGCATTTCGTACTCATTCCTTTACGTTTTCCAGCAAATGAAAAACTTTGACAAGGACTCCCACCTATCAATAAATCAATCTTTGGCAAATCAAAGCCATTCACATTTACAACGCTGCCTAATTGTTTGGTATTTGGATAATTAGCCATTGTAACTTGAATGGCATATTTGTCAATCTCAGAAGCAAAGTAATTATTTACTTCTATTCCTGCACGTTCTAATGCTTGTTGACCGCAACTCATGCCATCAAATAAGCTAAGTACATTTATTGCCATTCTTGATAATTCTTTAATAATTTAGTTAATTTTTCATTTTCTAATTCCATCGCTAACATCCGAGCATTGTTTTTCCTGACTATCATTTTCATTTGCTCTATCTGTTCAGATAAAGTAAAAAAATGATCATAAATCTGCTTTAAATTATTATTCCTATCTATAACCTCATGAATCTTGTCATTTAATCCGTTTTTAATGCGATATGCGAATACATCTCCATCAAGGTGGCAGATAATACCAGCCATAGATAATAATGCCTCAGAAGTCTTTATTTTATCTGCGAAGTATAAAGCATAAGCCTCTGCCTCTAACTCCAGTTGTAAGTTACTTTTCAAATGCGTAAAGTTTAGGGAATTGATAATACCGATTTTTTCTCCAGTCAAAATATAATTTAATCTCGCCTTTCATTGCCACGCCTTTTGGTTTGGCTTTTTCAATTTTAATTAAAACAATGTTATCATCATAGGGTTGCCCGTTCTGATCATTTATGCCCTGCGGAGGACGCCACATATTTATCCATGTCATTGCCTTGCGTAATAATGCTTGACCTCCTGCTGCCTCCCTTGCCATTGGCATACCATAATAGGAATTCCCTTTATCATCCTTCTGAATCTGTTGCGCAGCTGGGTGCAAAGAAATAATCCAATGCTTCTTAAATTTCTTGCAATATCTCCGGACTTCTCCGATTATATCCTCAATATACAAATCCTGCCTTCCGTTATAGTTACCCATTTCGTGCCGCAATTCATTGTACGGATCCGTAATGATTAATTTTTCATCTGTTACTAAAGTCATGATCTCTGGTATCGAATAACTTTGCTCATCCGAATCAACCACGTTAAACATTTCATCTATGTAATTAATCGCTTGGTAATAATCCTTGTCCTCTACGGATCCTGGAATAGACTTATAAAAAGGTTTGCCGGTTAGCTTGTGAATAAACTCAGCATAAATATCCTCTACGGATCCAGTCTCCGGAGAATAGATTAAAGATTTTTTTCCGTATTTATGCGCCTGATTAAATGCCAACTCAAATGCAAACTCAGATTTCCCATGATGCGGCGCGGCTAAAATAAACGTAAAAGATCCCTGCTTGATTGTATAAAGTTGGTCTAGATCAGTAAACCCAGTCAAATCTCCTTTAGGGTTTCCGGTATTGCGCATGAGTTCTAAACTCTGCTCAATATCTTTAAATTTCCGTATCAATTTAAAAGCCTGGTTAAGTGAGCAGGTAGTTGCTCGTTCTTTATTTTATTCTCATCCTTAAACCAAACGCCTTGCATTTTCTGTTTCCAATTCTTAACCTGATTGTTTCTTGAATCCTTCCAGTTGTTCTCCTGATAATAATGAAATGCCTTAACCGCCGAATCTCTGGTATAGCC